ATATCTCCGTTCTCACTAGATATCTTTATGCTTTTTGGTTGTTCTACACTTATCGGCATAATAGTATCTTAAGCTGCTGTTTCTGACACGTCTTCAATAACTCTTACCGTTCCGTAGATTAAAGTAGCGATTACTCCCGCTGAGGTTTCGTGTTCGATATCATAAACATAAAGACCAGAGGGCATCGTCTTCATTGTCGCAGCAGACAGAGTAAAGTCAACTGTTCCTGTGTCTGTATCCGCTGGGTTGGGGATATTGGATTCATTTACCACCACTTCAACTTGAAAATTAACCACAGGGTCCGCAGTGTTCGCAACTAAAGAGCCAGTATCCGAATCTCTTACCTCCATTAGGAAGGTGTCCCCGTCAGAAAAACCCACAACGGGGGGTGTACTAGAATCCGTGATGGTCAACCTCAAGGAAAAGGTATCACCCTTCCTGCAAGTGATGTCAACCCTTTCAGATGTATCTAAGTTTATTTTTGTAGCCATCTTATCCTAATATTTCTGATGTTATGTCTCCTGGTTCTTCTGATATCTCGCCGCGTTCTCCCTGCCTCTGAGAAATTAACTTGCTTTGCTCCACAGACTGCTTCTTAACCCTGTCATCTTTTCTGTCCTCCTTAAGCACCTCTAGCTTCTCCTTAAAGTTCTCGTCATCTTCTTTAAACCCAAGAGTGGCCTGAGCTTTAATGATCTCAATCTCTTTTCTAAATCCGTGCTTCACCTGTTCTAATTGAGCCTCTAATTGACTCTTAAGCTGCATTTCTTGAGCTTTTAGCTGAGCTTCAATTTGCATCTCCTGCTGTCTAGCTTGAGAAGCAGCTTGAACTGATTGTTGTTGAACCTGAGCTTGCTGCTGAGAGTTTTGCTGGGCCATTTTTTGATTCATGGCTAGTCGCTTTTTTCTTCGAACTATTAAAAGTCTTTCTGCTTGAGATATGTCTTTTAACTGTCTAACAGCAATTGCATCCTCCAAATCAATCTCTTTTTGAGACAAAGCAATTTGTATGTTTTGTTCAAGGTATTGACGCTCACCTTCTTCCATTTCTTTTACAACACGCACGCCAAAATTATACATAGACAGGTTCTTGAAAGAACTAAGAACCTTCATGTTTTCACTTCCTATTGCATTTTCATAAATTCTGTAAAGAACAGAGTCTGGATGAATAACTTGCAAGCACTTAACTATGTCGCTGCAAACTTTTTTATACAGCACCATAGATGAGTTAGTGATGTCATATATAGCATTATTTGCCGCAGCTAAAGCTTGCTGCCTTACACCTACGAGCGCATCTCCCTTTGGGGAAGAGGCGTCCATCACCTCGTTAATACCCGTTGCATCACGGATCATACGCAGGTAGTGGTTGTAAAGACCTATAAGCTCGTTAATGTTTCGGATACTATTTCCGATCTCTCTAATAGGCGGGTTCTGAAACCCTCCCTCTGGGTTCTTGCTTCTATAATAAAAAACACCAGTCTGCTCATAAATATCATGCAGCTCAAGGGGCTGAAGGTCACCGCCTTTTCCTAGCTGAACGTTCTCTAGACCTTCGATGTCAATGATGATTCCATCTGGTTTTGCCTTGGCTACTGCTTGCTGAATCTTAAGGTGAGTAAGCTGTAATTGATCGGCAAAGCCGATACAGCTATCAACCATAGACTTAGGCATCATATCTAAGATATTCGTGGAGCAAACAGAGTATGATAGATTAGTCTTGGAGATGTCGTGAATGTTCTTAGGAATGTTATTCTTTTTACTGTAGTTAAACAAGAAATCAGTTCCTAAAATATAACACCCTCCGTACACTGAAGCTGACTCAAGTTTTACTACATCTCTATTAAATACTGAGTTCTGTGGCTTTTTATAGGTCTCCCCCTTAGAGTAAAAACCTACGTTACCGTATCTACTTTCTTTGTTCTCAAAGTATTCGCAATCAACGGACATAAACTCAAAGTCCAGCACCTCAACCATGTACTCGTCGTAACCGAAGTTAGATTGGTTGTTCACCCTGTCGTAAGAAGATTGAGTCAGCTTGCTAGCGTCATACCCGTATTTCTTCTGAGCTTTATCCGCTATCTCCTTAAACTGATTTTCTGTAAACTGATCTCCAGCCATGCGCTTTAGCTCATGAATGGGAACATACCTTACGTGGCCAGCATACGTGAGATCTCCGAAGTCTGGATCCTCCGTAAAGCTATGCACGAAATTGATGGGATCTATGTAATCGGTCTTAATTCCGTAGCTAGGGTCGTTGGACCTTTTGACTACAGCCATTCCCGATACAGCTAAATCATTGACGCATCTTCTAAGAATAGAGTCGTTGAACTCATTCCATTCAAGGGTTAGATTTATTCCTATTTGGGCGGCGATCTCCGAAGAAGACTTGATGTTATTTCCAATAAATATCTCAGCCTCTTCTAAGCTGTCTGGTATATCCTTAGTTGGTCCAGAAATCTCTACTCCTGTTTTTTCCTGAATTCCTTTTAGCGATTCTTTTGCTTTTACGGCAAACTCAATTTTTTTTCTCTCTAAATCTTTTTCAGAAGAAGAAAGCGGGTCAATAGCTTCGAGGTTTGGATAAGGAGATAAAGAAAGTATTTTGTTTACTACAATTCTAACAAACTTAGGAAGGATAGGGACTGGAGTAAAGTCAATATTAAGCATACTTCCATCCCCATTGTTCGGATCTAATGAGGTAAGAAGAGACTTGTAGATAGCTGTGTCCTGAGTTCCGTTCGCGTAACGACGGTTTCTCTCAAACGTGCTCTTTCTTTTGCCAAAAATAGAGTTCTGCTGATCCATTTTGCCCCACTGCTTATATACAGCCTTAGCATAATTAAGTCCGTAAGCTTTGCTTTGCTTATCTTCCGATGAGGCCAGCGGGTCTGGGAAGCTAGATTTTTTGTTGTTACTGTGCATCTGCAATGAGTAGAGTTCTTATAACTCCATGCAAATATAGTAAAACTAGAAGTGCCAAGCTTTGGGCTTATGAGTCCTAAAAAACTTCTTCTCAGTAAAGTTAGATACAGGTCTTTCTTTCTTCTTTGATTTCTGAGCGCCAAGGAGTGCTAGACCAGAACTAATAGTCAAGTCAAACTTAGTGCGCTTATCTATTTTATACGCAATCCAGTCCTCTAGAGTTCGGTTGAAGTACATGTTTCCAAACTCCTCAGCCTCAGCCTTTATGCCTACGTGATCATGTATGTAAGCCTCGATAGCCTGGGCGTGAGACTGTATCACATCCTGCGAGTTAGACGGGATACCTTTAGTCCTTACGTTTACCGATGAGTTGCCTGTCTTTAAGAAGTCAGGTCGGTCCATTAAATAACCGTCATAACCCCTTGACTCAAAGTACCTTACGATACCGTACTTATTGTTCTCTACAAGTAAAGGATACCCGTAAAAGAAAGCACACATCAAAACATCCTCATAGAAGATGCTGGCTAGGTCTGGGCGAGAAGCGTACTCCACTACGAACATATTGGAAGGTACATCCATATTGAACTTATTGTACATATGTAGAGCCCCTTTAGAGCCCCGTCCGTCCACTGTAGCGTCTAAGTCATATGAGTCAACCCCTCCAACGCCGATATGACCGTTAGGGGCCGTCCTTTTGCCTCGCTCGTCATTCTTCTTATTCCTTAGGTGATCGGGTGGCATCCAGGACACCCTAAACCTTCCGTTTGGATCTGGGGAGAACACAACCTCTTCATCTTTCTTCCTCCATATAAAATTTCCTTTTACCACGGGGTTAGGGAACATATCCTCATTGAACTCTATCTGCTGGTAAATCTTACCTATATTAAATAGACTACCCTCAATACTATCTCTAAAGGCCTCGTCCTCTGTAAAGGGGAACTGCCTAATTATCTCATTCAGCTCAGAAGGGTCGTTTTTAAATGAGCTGCGCTCGTTCTTTAGGTAGGTCTTGCTACCTTGATCGACGACCTCCCCGTCTATACCTTGTATGTGTGCGCTTTGTGATGGGTCCTCGACAACAGCATTACCATACACATCAAAGAAACCTTCCAGCGCGTCATAGGCTGGGATGAATATTCTGTATAGCCCAGACCTGGTTCGTCCGTTCTGATTTCTTTCGTTAGGATCGGAGTCAGCCCACAGCTCTCTATACTCGTCGCCGCCTTTATTCATAGGGTTTACCGTACTTCCCACCAGGGCTTTACCTACTACTTTTTTACCTACAATCAAGCAAGTACGCTCAATCCTCCAGGCCTCCCTTATATCAGTAGGTTTCTCCCACTTACCAGCCTCGTCGAGGTATAACATATGTAGCTTCTCACCGTCATATGCGTTATTAGTAGTGTTCTTCCAGTTGATCACCGTATTGAGGGCGTCACCAATCTGAGAGGTCTTGTTGTTCTTCGTAATACGCTTAGAGGGCTCACGAAATGCCAGCTCCATACGAGGGTTTGTGGTACCGTCCTGGATGGGCTTAAAGAAGAATGGGTAGCCGCGAAATATCGCAACCACCTTCTTCATGAATATGTTCTCCTGTGAGTCTTTACCAGTCTTCGACTGTATGCCAAGAAGCTTCTCTTTAACTTGACTAGCTTCGTCCACCAGGACAGAAGAGCATACATTAGTGTAGCCAGAACGACGGCACTTAGTATAAAGCTGACCGAAACAACGAGGATCAGCTTCACAAGCAGCCATGTGGGTAAAGATGTCTTTTTGGAAAGCAAGGTATGATGGGTATCCGATATCAATTTTAGACCATTGTAGAAACATATAGTGCCTCCCTGTAATATACGTAGGTTCCCCATTATTGTAAAACCATACACCGTCACGCCTACGCTGAAACTCTTGTTCGATGTAAGAACGAAACTTGTTCCGAAACTCGGCAGGTTTCTCGAACCACTCATCCATACTGCGTATCCTACGCATCTCCTCTGGCATAGGAATGCGTTTCCACAGCTGCAACTTCTTTGGTTGGTCATGGAAGAGAATTTCCGATTTGCGCGGTTTCTTCGGTAGTACCACGAGTATCCCGTGGAGCTCGATAGTTTCTCCTTCTGTACCGTTAGGGTCGATCTTAATCCCCTTAGCTTCATAACCTTCTATGTCGATTAAATTGGACATCAGTAGCTCTGTCCATGTGAGTTCATTCTACCCAGCGAAGGTACGCCTTCCTTAGGGTTTTTAATCTCCATTTGTTCGCCGCATTCGCACTGCCCTTCAGGGTAGTAAACACTACCGTTCTTAAACTTCATGGTCAGGCTTCTTACAGATTTCTCTGCTTTACATTTTTCACAAATAAGATCAGGCATAGTTTTTAATTTAATTGGTACCCCCGCTAGGACTCGAACCTAGGACCCACAGCTTAGAAGGCTGTTGCTCTATCCAGCTGAGCTACGAGGGCGTATAGTTAACTTCTAAGTGACAGCTTGTAACTGTCTGATTGTCAAAGTCATAGTCACCCCAATAAACAAGTCCGCTTGGGTTATTTTGAGAACCTTTCTGCGAATCCTCCTGAGTAGTCTTTGTCTTTTTCAATTTCTCCATTGTCGTTTAGTTCTTTAACCATTTGTTCTAGTCTCTGGCGCTCCACCAAAAGCTCTTTACAGTCGATAGCAGTTTGCTTTATGGATTGGAGCTCGGCCTTACGCGCAGATCCCCCTGCTTCGGGGTCTACTGGCTTCTTGACTTCCTCGATCATATTATTAATAGCCTCCTCCATACTCTGCATGAGTCTCCTGGCGGCACTTACGGTAGTAAATTTAGACTTCGACATATAGCAAATCTTCTGCGCGGGTTCGGTAATACTCCTTACCATCAATGTTAACTCGATAGTCCATGTTCTTGCGAAATCCTACTATGTCGCCCGCTTTAGCTCCTATCTCATTAATCCAAGGAGCCTCAAACGCGACACGACCTTTTGTGACAGGGACCTCTGATAGTTTAACCAATTCGATAGTGTCCGACTCTTGAACCTCCTCTTCTTCGACTGGCTCAAGAAGGCTCCAGCCCGCAAGAGGGCGTATATCCCCAGTGTGCTGGTTTTTATAAGCAATAGCCTGATTATTAATAGTATGCTCTGGATCAAAGCGAACAGTATAGTGATTAGGCTCTCCAGTAAGTACCTGGCCTTCGTTAAGAACCACGAGGTGGTGGAAGTAAAGAGTGTCCCCAACTTCAACCCCTGTATGGTGTTTGAAAGGCGCCGCCACAACGGGGCCTTCTTGGATTCTGTTTTCAAACTCATTAAATTTAGTGTCTATAAAAAGCTCAAGACCTCCAGGGGTCGTGATCTTATCATCAAGCTGTTTATCTAGCTTGACAATAAATAAGTCAAATGTCCTCATCAATTAAAAATTCAAGTCAAATTCAAGCATACAGGGCATCTCGTCTATGGATTTCCATAGCAAGGTACCTTCGTCGTTCTCAATATATACAAGATATCTCTTCTTGCCAAACTTATGCAGGTGATGTTCATCTTCCAGTATGGCGGATACGACACCCCTGCCAGCTTTCATTCCGATGTAATAAGCCATGCCGTCTTTCGGTTCTTTACCGACGACAATCTTTCTAATAAGTCCTTCCATTTTAGTTTAGGGATATGCCCAAATCACCCAAGAGGTCGTCTAATGAATCGTTTTCTTGATACGCGCTATCCATTACTTCTTTTAGCGTATCTAGCTCTGCCCTACTTTCTAGGTTAAAGCTGTACATTGTCTTCATCTCTGCGCTTTCATCTCCATCTTCTACAGCGTCGAAGTCTATAACTCCAACAACTATAGAGGCTAGGGTGCGATCTTTCATTTCGAACTCATCAATCGTATCCTCCATCTTTTTGACGAGGGAATACATTTCGGCAAAGAAGAGGGTGTCTTTCGGGTTCATGATGTAAATTTGTTTAAGTCAAATATACGACACAATACACATGCCTAAGTCAACCGTTAAAAAGACTAGACTATTTCGAGACGTATCGAAACTTCCAGATAAGTACGTAAAGAGCAATTACTTAAAGAATCTACGTAGTGCTACGGATGATTTCTTAGATAGCAACCCAGACCTTACTAGGTCTTACCTTAATTTAATGCTGTTCGTTTACGATTTGGAGTTTTTTACTATAGCGTGGGCAGCAGAGAACTACGGTATGTACAAGAAGAACCTAGCTGATAGAATGATATACCCCCTTGTGTCTAGTGGGTACCTATATAAACACTTCGATAAGCTTACACCGTCTCAGACGCTAGAGGATCACTTGTTCCGTGATGAGACAAAATACAACTACAGAGTTCGCTATGCGTTATCGCAGAAAGGAAGGCTAGCGGTACAGCGTTTTTACAACACCCTGTAGTGGATACCATTTTCATCTCGGTACGCTCTCTTGAGTTGTTTTCTGTTTTTTCCGCCTTCTTTAAAGGATACGTGTACCCAGGCAGGGTTCTCGTCATCCCCGAATTCCCAGATCATCTGATCCCATTCGAGGTTTTTCTTTATGAAGTCGAATATCTCCGAGTTAGTTACCTTCCCGTACATATCAGCGTCTATATCAATAGCTTCCCCGATCATATGCTGAGAGTACTTACTCCCTCCTATGGCCTTGTTTAATTCTTTTGATCTAAATCCAGAGGTAACCCCGATAGGTACACCGAAGTGATCGCGCACTGGCTGAAAGATATGGTCCGCTACGGCCTGTAGGTTGTGTACGGTCCACTTATCTGGGGTGTTATCTATCCCCTTTCGCGTCGCGGTGTTTGACTTCACCACTTCTTTTAGCGTTAGATTTTTGCTTAACCTCATTGAATTTATTTTTCTCTGCAATATACGCAGGGTTAATCCGCTTAAGCCTCGGATTGAAGTAGTTTTTACTTCCCAATCTTACTCGTTCTCATCAGCGTTTGGAGAGGGCTAAGGCCGTTTCCTCCGCTTTGACTTTTGTATTGCTTTCTTAATTCTCCTTTAGATCCAGGCATAGGAGTAAACAGTCTTTCACCAAGAGATATCTTTGACCTCTCATTCTTCATCATCTGCTTACAGGAGTCGCTCATCTTACCTTCTTTCATGCATCGCTGAAGAAACTCGCTAGCCGAAGAGCTTTTAGAATCCATTAAGTCTTGTTGCTGAGCACTTCTACCGAAAGCAGATCCTCCACTACCGACTTGCTTAGAAAAGCTGTTAAGTACTCTGGCTTGTCTGACTTCAGCTGGCTCGCCGTATACATCACCATAGAAAGCTGCTACTGCGGGATCTTGCATTGTCTTTGCAAGCCTCATAGCCTCGGAAGGAGATATGCGTTCGTTGTCTACTATATCACCGACGTTATCCTTGGATATCCTAACGCCCCTTCCGTATACTGGCTCACCTTTACTATTGAATCCTTCTGGTCTTTGATACTTAAGCGTGCCTGATTCATTGTCCTTATAAACCCTTCCCTTTTCAGGCTGTTCAACCATGAAAGCAGCTTGAGGATCAAACCCTCTGGTATCTCTGGAGCGTTGAGTTGACAAGAACTTCATGAGGTCGCCAGCGTCCATGCCTTGAGAAGACAAAGCATCAGTCAGCCTTTCCATAGAGGTTCCGTACTCTTCTGAGTCTTTGTACTTTCTTATAAGTACCCCGTCGTCCTTTTTCTTCTTAGGCTTTGGCATCACTTCTTCCCTTTACCGTACTTGCCAAGACTGTTTAACAGATTTTTAGTTCCCTTGACTTTGTTCTGGCGTTCAAGGTCGGCCTGATCCATTCTTTTCTTTTCAGATGCAGCACTGTTTAGCGCCTTTCTGGTAATCCTACGAACAGACCTTCTTGTCTGTCTTTTTTTTCTTTTTTCCTCGCTCATCTTAGTATGAATTTTTGCAACCGCAGGCTTTTGGTTTACCACACTTACACTTCTTTTTTACGACCCTCGGTCCTTTTGGTTTTCCGTATGCCATTTCTTATCGTCTTACTGGTCTCATCATTCCTCCTGGAGATTGGCCCATGCCCTTTTTTTGCATAAGCATTTCCAGAAGGTCTTCCATCTTAGAGGCTCCTGGACCTCCTTGTGCTTGAGACGCCATTTGCCTTCCTTCTGTTCTCGTCATTTCGCTTTCCATCTCTCCAGCATCCAAAGAGTAGGTTCCGTCACCTAATGGTACGATCCTATAGTCCATATCTTCAATAACCCCGTCCCTGCTTGGGTTGCCATAAGTCTCCCAGTCTCCGAAAACTGGTGCTACCTGTCCGTCAGGCAGTTCCATTTCAACGAATTGATTTCCGTCTTCTGTCTGTTGAATAGGTCCTTGGGCAAATTGGCCAGCAACCCTCATAGACTGTTTGGGCTGTTCGCCTTTCATCATTGGTCTCATAAAGCAAATATACTAATATTAATTATACTCATTTGGATCAAAGATTGAATACTCCATTCCCTGAGGCTCAACTACTTTTTTATCTGATTCTTCAAGGCCTAGCTTGTTTTTTGCGAAGTCAATACTGGTCCTCATGTTTTTAGACATGTCTATTAAGGAGTTGATTTTGTCTGATGCGACACCTACCGCTTTGAAAGGATTTATATCTCCTATAAATGGAAGAGATCCAGACTCTAAGTTTTCCTGAGCAATGTCATTTCGCTCTGTCCTTCTTTCCACCAAAGACTCCATGCTGTCTATTCTCTTCTGAGCGTCGAGACCATCTCCCCCGTCAACTAAGTTCATCGTTTGATTATCCTTAGCGTCAGTTAAAGCGTCTTGTGCGCGTGCAAGTCTGCTAGCTTCTTTTGATGCTCTTGATCCGAGAGCCTTTTTTTTGACAAAGTCAAATGCATCCTCACCGTATTCATCGATTCCAAAATTAAGAGCGTCCCTACCCATGCTTTTTAACATTGTTCCGCCAGGCACATCTCCTTGGGTGCCGTCTTGAATAGCATCCATTTCTGCCCTTGCTCCTTTATAAAGCATGTTAATTGGAGCTGCAACAGGAACGGCTTTCATGAGTGTGTCAGCAGCAAGAAGGAACCCTTCGTTTATATTGTTCGAAACAATTCTTTCTCCTGCTCTTTGCTCTTTAAGCCTATCCAGTTCTTGAGATGCAGACTTAGTTTTCAAGTCGGTGCCATCCTTTCCTAGTGTGCTCCCAGCGTCTGCTGATAATGCACTTTGATAGGCAAGAGTTGCGTTTGATATCTTACCCCTTTTCTCCTGCCTGCGAAGCTTTTTCATTAGTCTGTCGCGGCCCCTGTCTATTCTTTGAGCGTTTTTCTGCTCCTCAGTCCTGGTTTCAAATCTTTTAAGTGGGTTCATTTTCTTTTAGATCCTTTTATTCGTGAAGTTTCTCTCATGCCCCTGTTCTTGGAGGCTGTCATTACTCTTGCTTTTCCGTTCTTGTGATGAACGTCTTTTCCGTCGCCTTTTTTAACCTTGCCTTTTTTTGCAAACTTTCTTCTTAGTTTGTTTCTTAGGGCTCGGCGCTTCTTCTGAGTGCTAGACTTTTGAAACTTCTTGTACTCTTTTTTGTAATTACGTTTCTTTTTCGCTTTCATCAGAAACTTGCTCTAATCATTGGTTGTCCTTTTCTCTCTTCGTCTACTGGACGCATCTGGTACTTCTTTAGCTCGTTGTCCCAGTAGTATTCTCTATCAAGTACCTGTCCGTACCTTGCGTTCTTTCTGTCTTGCGCCACTTTACCTATCTGAACTGTTGGTCGCCCCATAGGTATATTAGTAGATGTCTCTTTAATCTCAGGTTCAGGGTATTTGGGTTCAATTCTTCTAGCAGGCAAAGACCTAACAGGATTCATCTTCCCTCTCTTCTTCTTTAGGACCTTAACTGATTTTAGCCTTGTTAGTTTATCATCACCACCTTGTGTTTTGATTTCCTCACGCTTGGGCTCCTCTCTTCCAGCGGCCTTCTTCATCTCTGGGCTGTCGTAAAGATACACATCAACCAAGTCTTTCAGGGCTGGGTTCCAATAAGCAACCCTATTAGCAGGAGTGATCCCTTCTCTAAACAAAGACGGTGGTACTTCTTCATTAACTACCCTGTCCATCTCTCTATCCGTGTAGAACCCATCCCCCTGATCTTCATAGAAGTTTGTTTGCTCTCTTTCGAATGGGCGGCTTCTTGTGTATGGCTTGACATTGGGATATAATTGAACCTCACCTATTCTGCCTTCAGGTACATCAAACCTTTCTACGCTGTCGTTGGTTATCGTTTGGACCCCTCTGTCTCCCATGTCTACCGTCTGAGTATCTGAGGTCAGCATATTAAAAAGGTCTACACCTATATTGCCTATTTTGGCTAAGCCTCTACTAAGGTCCGTCCTATACCTAATCGCTTGTTGCCCGAACTCGTATCCTTCATTTTCAAGCTGTTCAATTTTCTCTATGTCTGCACCACCAGCAAGCGCCAGGGCTCTAGGAGCCTGGGTATCATACTCCACACCCCTAGATACAGTTATGTAATCATCTACCGCTTTTGAAACAAACTGCGGAACAGCTTCTCCTTTTCTTTCCGATTCTTCAGTCGCGGGAATGATAAAGTCCTTCAAACGAGAGTTAAGCCTTCCTAGGTCTCTATCAAACTCTCCAAAGTCTTTGTTAGAAGACTCAAGAAGATTCATAAAATCAGCAGTGATCTCTTCTCTTAAGTATCGAAGGTCTTCAGGTAGGTTTTTATTTATGAAATCAACAAAAGGCTTGAGCCCCTCTGCAATTTTTTTTTGTTGTTCCTGTGAAAATTCATAACCGCTACGAGATCCATAATCATCTTTAGGTAGAAGGTAAACCATGTCTTGCGCAAGCCAAGGATAGTTTACCATCCCCTTAATCACATCATCTACGTCAACGTACTCTTCGTCTGCAATTTCTCTGCCTTTCTCAATCTCAAGAACTGGACTTCTTTCAGACTCAACGTAACCAGCATCAATAAGGGCCTTGACAAGATTGTCAGAGTAATTCACCAACCTCGTGGTGTCCGCCTTAGTAGGATCTCCGTTTTTCTTTTTAGGCTTCATCTCTCTATGCCTTCATTATAAATACGCAAATACTCTTCTGGTGTTTTGTTCACCCCTGGTGCCTGGAACTCTGAATTATCTCTGATAGAGGCGAAATACTTCCTAGCACCCTGACGTCCTAAGAAATGAGTCAAGGCAGCTACCTCATCAGGCCTGTAATCCCACTTATCTCCTAGCTGACCCTTATATTCTCTCTCTAGATCAACAGCATTACGAGATAAACTAGGTCCCCCTATGCCTTTTTCGATCCTCATGTCCATAAGCAGCTCCTGCAACCTAGGATCCCTAGATAAACTATCTCTAGATACCCCCTCCATCTGTGGGAGGTCATCAACCAAACTATAAAGCTGTCCATATCGCCCTGTAGCGGAACTCGTTGGGTTCATCATATACTTTCCCCCACGACTCTCGGCCCAGCCTATACCTTTCTTTAGTTTCTTGGGATCAATAGGATCACCATACTTGTTGACTCTCATACTACAAATATAATGAAGACAGTTTTAGCGCCTTTACAACTTAATTAGTTTGAATGACGCTCCGTAGCTACTGTTTTATTACTTACATAAGTAATCCTAAAGACAGCCTCGTAGGTTTAAAACATCTATGAAGCTTTATCGCTGAAGAGCTTTGGCGAAGTTACAACTTTTTTCTTACAAAGTCAAGTCAGCAATATGCTTTAATGAAACCCCCTAAGACTCTATGGTACAGCTTATTAACCAGTATAGAGAGGTGGTTTGTGGATAACTCCGTTTACAAGTCAACGCAAAAGGCGGCGAAAAAAGGGGATCGCCAAAAAATTCCTGTGTAATACAGAGTTTGGGGATTATGTGTATCTATGATGGCTCGGTGGCTTCCACCGAAACGGCAAGACCAGACCCAGTCCCTCAGAATCTTAGGAGATTCTGCTACAACTTCTAGCTTTTAACTACCTAGCTTACAGCTAGTTAGTTAGATTCGATTACCCAAAGGGTAGAGCTAAACAGCAGAGAATGGTTTTTAAACCATTGAGAGTCAAGGAGGGACAATCCCCCTACTGAACCATAGGTTCAACTATTAACCTTCAATACTGAAGGTTCATTAACACTTCAAGAAGTGTTAGCTAAGTAGCTGAGGGAGGTGGTTTTGCCAACGCCTAGGAATCCCTAAAGGGATCGTGTCTTGGTAGTCAAGGCATGAGTATCAACTTGTTGATACCGTAGGTTGAATGGAGTAGAGATAGAGTATATGAAGAAGGAGTCTTATGACTTCTTCATTTACTCTTTATCTCTTAAGGTTTGGTTTTGGAAGTCGACCAACCTTGAGGAACTCAAATCTCTCAACAATGTCGAAGACATTAGAAAACAAATCAGCTATGCTGAAAGACCTCAAGAAAGCTGTAAACAGCTTTGTTTACTCTCCAACGGAGAGCAAGTTGGCAAACTGCCGACTCCAAGTTACTGAACTTGTTCAGTTCCTTCAGTCCATCGAAGTTCCGAAGGAAGAGGCTAAGAAGCCAAAGGCTTCTAAGTCAAAGTCCAAATCCAAGCCGAAGGCTACTAAGAAGCCAAAGGCTTCGAAGTCGGAGTCTATGACTGTAAGTCATAAGGAGATTGCCGATGCTCTTGGCTTAAAAGCCAAGTCTCCAAAGCCGAAGGCTTCTAAGTCTTCGAAGAAGACGGGGCGGAAGGCTGAAATCGAAGCCCTTCTATCTTCTGGTAAGAAGATGAAGAGAGCAGAACGTTCCGTTCTGAACAAGGAGTTGTTTGCTCTGCAAACAGCAGAGAGACGCTCTTCGAAGAAGAGCAAGTCAAAAGCTATCCGTCGTCCTAAGAGGACGTCAGAAGCTGGTCTTGAGTTAACTCAAGCTAAGGACGGCATCGGAATTGGCAAAGCCAAAAAGACAAAAGCTGTTGCTCTTGACGGTAGTCAAGCTATGCCCTTCGAACCTCGTAAAGAGGTTCCAGTAGTCGAACCAAAGGTTCGTAAGAAGGAGTTCATGAAAGTTACCCTCTTAGAGGGTGAGACTCCTCAGGAAGCGATGGCTCGACTCCGCTCTGCCGAGATCGAGGCTGCCCGCCTTGAAGCTGAAGCTTTGATTGCTGACACTGCTCCATTCTGATAACGTAGTTATCAATTCATTAGTTATTAAACCCTTTAAATCATAGATTTATGTCAATTTACTCTTTTATCTTCCCCCTTGGGGAATCAGAATTCCGCACCAAGATGTGCTTCGCTAGGCTTGTAGACGCTCAGACTTGGGCAGCAGGGCAACTCCTCAAAGATGGGAGTGAATGGTGTCTCCTCAAGGAGGTTCCTTCGAGCGACTACGTGTTCGACCCCGTGGAGGAGGCGCATCATGCTGTCCGCTGGACTGCGGATATGCCTCATTACGATACTCTCTTCATCGACTAACTACCCTAAAGGGTAAAAAAATAAATTTGGAAAGATGGAAAGTATGTTCTATCTTTGCAGTCGGCAATTCAGCCAAACTCAAAATCTCAACTCTATGCTACACTGCACAGACACAAAGCGCAAGAAAGCGCAAATGGCTTCGGCTCTCTTCAATGATGTTCAATTCCTCGGTCTCGACACCTTCCGCCAGTGTGCGGAGTGGGACGAACTCACCTGCTCTGAGCAGATGCGACTCGAAGACCTAATAGGCTGTCAATGAATTTACCTATGGTAGTTTTCTCAATCGTCATGGGAGCGTATGCTCTTACAACTCTTTACGTAGTAATTAAATCTTTTCAAAAATGAATACAATGTTCTCAACCCACGCTATTCGCCTTGCCTATGGCAGAACCCTAATGGATGGCGGCTCATCCCTACTCACATCAGACGGCTACGACTTTGAAGTCCCTTATAAGGGCTTCATGGTGGGCGGTCTGTCAGGCGAGACCAAAATCCCTTTGGGTATCTGCGATGCCAACACGTTCCACACCATCTGGCTCAAGTATGCAGTCGAAGTGCGCAAGCTAATCAAGGAGTCCAGACTTAGCGGAGTCTCATATGCCGTAGGCACTTGGGTTGACAATGACTGCATCGTCTTCGATGTGTCGGAGAAAGTTGCTACGTCTCGTTCTGCCTATGCTTTGTGTGTAGAGCGCAACGAAGATGCCTACTACGATGTAGATGAAAGAAAAAGTGTTTTCATAGAAAAAGATAACGACAATGCAGAAGCCTGAAGAAAAGAAGTTCTATATGCTATGCTCATACAAGGAAGCAGGCAGACCTGTAGGCAATGACGAGCTGCGTGATGCCTTTGATGAGGCGGTTTACGAGGCGGCTTACTTTGCGCCTGAAGTTGGCGATGATGGAGAGGTTGACCAACTCGGATACCTCGAAGACTTGGATAACGCTGAAACCAGCGTGGCTGAGTCCATGCTCGACAGGATGAGTCCTAAAATCAAATCAATTTTATTATCTCATGAAGAAGCCTGAATACAAGCACGACATGACAGACGCTGAATACTCTGTATTCCTCGAAGCTGTCCTCAATCGCTTCACTGCGCAATGCAGAGGCGAGATACCCGTCGATCCCGTAGAGGTGAGGCGTGTACCAAACAAATTTTTGAATCCATTTTTAATGATGTCCTAATGAAAACAAAGTTTATGAACAAGCGGATAATCCGCAAGGGTACACAGGTAGTGTATCGTGGGGGCTTCGGCTCTGACCCACAGAAAATTGCAGTAGTAACAGGCGTAGAGCGCACGGAATACCCTCGCGAGAAATACGGGGATGAGGTGGAGAGCGTGAACTTGGATGAGCATTACGTACTGACCCTGAACAACGGACACTGGTGTTACTCAGACCAAGTTGATGGAGTGGTTGTAATCCCCTCAGAATCAGCGGCTTAGAAAATAAATTTGGAATAACGGAAAGTCTGTTATATCTTTGCAGAGCCAATCGGCACTAATCAAAATCTCAATTACATGAAATGTACACACAACACATTGACCCACTTGCTAGGTGCATGGGACAGACTAGAAGTAGTCGGAATCAACCCCGACAATCACAAGTCCATACTCACAAGCACATTACTACCTCATCGCAATGAGTTCGGAAAGAGGCAAGTCAAAATAGCTATCGAGTATCGAATCGAAGATGGCTTTGCAAGAGCCGCTCCATATATATATGCCTTCCTCGTCATGTACGATCAAAACGGACACCGCAGAAGCGTCATCAAGAATGGCTCATGGGGTTGTCATGGTGAGGATATGATGGAGTTCAAGTTGTGGTTTTCAAAAAAGATGCGGGCTGCTCATGATATGCAAGAGGAGCGCATCGAGAATGCACAGGACAGCATCACTGACTTCCTGTCATAACGAATCCCAATGAGTGTGAGTTAGGCGAAACCAACCACTGCAAACGTAGGCTATATGGCGTGTCTACGGCTCATTACATACAAGCAACTACATCAATCACCTTGCTGAGATGTAGCCAAGTTTACAAGTAGGGTTGCCCGATACCTTGTGGGTACAACGAATCAAGGTAGGTGGGGGTGTGCAGGTTGAGATGTACACCCTCCCCGCAACATAGCGATAATGACCCTGCATGAATACAGGGGACGGCATCGGCAACGATTCGCTTCGAAGGTCTTGGTGGGCTTAGCTTACCTTTAAAATTCAGAGACAGCCTTCGATAACCTCGGCAGAGGGGCGGACACGGTTGAAGGTGGGTTCAATCCCCACTATCGCTACAACGGTACCCACCAATTAAATCTGGTAGGTGGGCTAAGTCGATACCAGGACCACTGAGCGCGAAAGCGTGGATAGAAGGGATAAACAAAGCCAATCTTATTAATTCAAAATCTCAATTACATGAACAGACCGCAAGAACAATACGACAGACTCAATGCAAGGCTACCCTATGCAGGTGGCTTTGAAGCAGCACTCATCGAAGCATGGATGAAGGCTGACGGAGGCAACAAGACAAGATTAGAGAACGCCTTTGATGGCACAATTTTTAACCTAAAAATTCAAGGACAATGATGACACGACAAGAAAAGATTGAACGCTACATCGAATGCGTAATAGACAACATGGACTACAAAACCATGTATCGATACGTCTACGACACAATTAAGTACAGCATGGAGCATGACCACACAGACGAAGAGATTGACGATTTGTACAACGAATACTTTGAAGAACAATGATGACATACCCCATATTCCTGATTTCTCAGCTAATCGAAGCGGCTACTACGCTGTTCGATGACCTCTCATACGACGAGATATGGGACGCCTCCTTCATACACCACGCTGTATTCGAGCAATCAGAATGGTGCAAGGGAGAGCAGACAGAGTACATGGAGATTGAAGAGTATCTCCAAAACGAATTAAAAACAGAATTACGATGATGACAGATAAACAAGCCTTAGCCTTCATGCAGAAGGTAGATGCAAACGCCCCATTCTGGGTGGAGTTGCACGACGAAGACCGACCGACGATGAACATCAACGGCAGGGACGTACCGCGATGCCTATACAATCTCATGCTCACCAAGCGCGACATCAGGTTGTATGCAGACCATGACATGAAACCTAACCGACACTGGAAGATAGGTGATGTAAAGAAATACTTCGGACTCAAGGGTGGCAAGGGTAAAATCAAGGACGCCATCTTCACAATCCACGACGAGTTTATTGGACGAATAGAAAACCAAGACAATGATTAATTTAAAAATGACTGAGCGAACCTTTACTGCCGTAGCTGATTGGGCAGAGCGCATCCAAATGATGACGCAAGACAACAACCTTGTCAATGCACAGGATATCGTACACGATGTGTTCGGTATGCTACGAGACGACGAACACTTTTTACCACGACTATGACAAAGAAAGAATTGATTGACTTCATGTCAGACTACCCCGATGATGCACCCGTAGTAATCGAGGTGCATGACACCACACTCTACGAAGACCTCTATGACTTTACATTCGACGGAGTATCATGGACTCGAACATTCCCCAACGGAACACAAACAGAAATGCACGAACTGCGCTTATGCGCTTTAAACCACATCGAGAAATGACAAACTTTGAACAACACATCGGGCATGAATTGCCTCAGGCGATACTCGATCACATCGACGCACACTCAACGGAGGAACTCATGCGACAAGCGGAGAAGCTTAAGTTTGATTCAATCTGTCCCGTGGTCATGGAGAATGACTCACCTGAACTGCGAAAGGAATTAAAAGAAGCAAGCGAACTACTATTCAAATACATTGATTTTCAGTTAGTTACAGATGAAATTTGGAATTCTGAAAACTAAGTCTTATCTTTGTAGCGGCAATGTTGCCAAATCAAAATCTCAATCTAATGAAATTATATGCATCCCTACATGGAGTATGTGGACTAGCCGAGGGCTACTCCGATACCACGGTTCAGTTCTTTAAGACACTTGAACAAGCCAAGGAACACAAGGCTAGGCTTCTTGCCCTCCTGATGAAGGAAGAACACGAAGAGATAATCACCCATACAGACGGCACACAGGACATCATCGTAATGAATGACCTAGAGAGTGAACATGAGATACTCAAGATAATTGAGGTCAACCCACTATGGGATACAGAGCCAAAATCAAGGTACACACGAGAGTGGTTGATGTGGAATCAGATGGACTGCGAGGTAATGTACGATGGTGAGTACCTACCCACAGACTTGGGGTGTATCAAGGAAGCTACCGATGCCCTGCATGGAACTACTGAGTCGATGCCGATGTATGAGTGGGCTGACTTTGTTGGTGGTATCTACTACCGAGGTGAAGCCATGCTTGATGCAGACGATGTGTGCATCCACTTCTTTCGAATCCCTAAATCAGACACACTATGAACGAGGAATACAACTGCGAGTTTTGCGATAAGCAAATGACTGAGGAAGAGCACGACTTCTGCGATATATGTGGCGATTGCCGCGAAGAAAATGACGAAGAAATAGAAGACGATATCGTTCTTCTCGTAAGTAAAGTACTATGAACAAGAAATACCACATGAAAAAAGAAATCATTAACCGCCTCAAATACGTAGAGGAAACATATGCAGGTGAACTAGAGACGTGGCTTGACCCCGTTACCGATACATACTACCACGTACCTATCGAGATCACTCGACGTTGGGATGAAACAGAAGCACTTGAAAGCGATAAACAAAACACAATGACACACGAACGCAAAGAAGAACACATACGAAACATAGCTTTCTGTATCCGTGATGGAGCATCAGGATATGTAACTGACAACTTCAGGATTGAAGACTTGCCTACCCCACAGAGGACAGGCACTATGACACAGCAGGATACATACTCCAACCACAAGGCACGACAAATCTTCGAGGCTTTCCTCGAACAAAACCCTAATATCAATGAGTAACTACGCAGTTTACCGCGTCTTCCGTGACTGGGAGAAGCGACCAGAAGTCCTAATGGATGGACTCACACGAGAACAAGCACAGACTATCGTGAAGAACACACCGAGTGATGACAGAAGCATGGTGGTGTTCGATGAAGAACCAAAAGATAAACAATGGGGCAGACGCTAGTGTGTGTCCGATCAAGTGTACACGTCAACCCAACACAGGACTTCAATGAATGGGCGGAGTACACATTCAATCAAGTTAAACAGAATTATAAATCAAAAATTAAATCAGATGGGACGTCAAGAGATGACAATAAATGTAGCCATACGACGACTGCACAACAGGGGTGTAGCCATTTCTGATATAGCAGAAACATATTCTCTAGCTGAGTCAAAAGTAGAATCTATCTTAAACATAAACAAAATGGCGAATAACAATTTAATTACAAACGCTCAGAAAGCGCAAGTCAAAAAGCTGAAGAAACAAGGCGAAACTCACAAAGTGATCGCAAATGAAGTAAACATAAGCGAAACTAGCGTTGGAAGAATACTAAACCCTAAGTCTCGAAACCAAAAGGTTGCTGTCAGTGTTTCAAAACCAAAGACAATCACTAAACAAGTGAAGGTTAAAAACCCTGTAAGTAAATCAAGGTTCAGATTGTTTTGGGGGGCAATTGAAATCGTAAAAGAAACAGCTTGAAATCATGTACAAAGTTAGATTCCACCTCGGACGAGGTAAGAACTTCATGCACTGGCAAGTAAAGTCAGATGAAGGCGTAGTTAGCTACGTAGACCCACAGGACAATCAGCTAGCAATGCTAGGATGTAAGCTAAGCTTGCAACCAACAGCGGCTAAGAAGATTCACGACGGTGCGAATAAGACTGTGTGTGCATGGATAGAGTGCGAGGCTGTCCAAGTACTGGAGGTAAATCGGCTCAAGCCAAATGAACAAGACTACCGCATCAAGTTCAACCCGCGGCAAAGTCCTAACTGGACTGACGGATACAACAACATCGTTAGCGGTAACGAATACGAAATACTATTTACAAATGACAGGACTCTATGGGTGGTTGGTGACGCTTATGAGTGTGGAACTTCCGACTTGGTTTAACAACAAGTTTGGATGGTTCTTTAAAAACGGAAACAAATGAGCGAGCCAAGGATATCAATATATACGAATCAGTCAGCTGAACACACGAAGAACGATGGGCGTAAGCTGTTCATGAAATTCATGGAGGTGATGAGATCACCCGAAGCTGACTACTACGACGGAACACTAGACATTAAACTTAAAAAACTATACGAAGATGGGATGGAATACGGATTCTGAAATTACACAGCAGCTCTGGAGCTATGAGCGAGACGGCAAGACATACTACACCCCGTCTGGGGCATACGCTGAGAAGACAGGAGTTAACATTCAACAAGTATTATGTATCACTTATGACTAACGAACAAGCAATCCAAATCGTATTGGAAAACAAAGACCCATCTAACGCAGAACGTCTAGCAGCCATGTATGCTTGCGATGATATACTTGAGTCAGACATTGACGTATGGCTAAGCAAAGATGTATCAGAGTATCTGCCTCAGTTCCCTGATATCGCAGAGAGCTTGGTCGAAGACCTACTCAAAGAGGACAGTATATCTGTGGAGCGTGTAGCTAACAGCCTTACCGAAGTGTCAAGGTCTATGTATCACTACGTCAGGTTTTACGAAACACTCAGCAGTTACGACATAGCATTGTCAGAACGCTGACAAGGGGAGAGACGGATGGTGCGCAGGGAGATCCTGTGACGCGCCGTGTGCTGGAGACAGCACAACATTGAGAGCGTTGAGAAACAAAGTCTCTCCTTTCCTTGCATTAATAACATTTAAACTTTAAATTTGAACCAGCAAATCCAATGAATGATGACATCAAAAGGCTACAAGAGGAGTACTATGTTACCCTCGACCTCACCCCCAACACATCTAGGAAAGCACCACAAGTTCAGGCACGAGCCGCTCTGATGGTCGCTATGGCTAGTCACATGACCAAGACAGAAGTAGGCAAAAGCTTTGGAAAAGACCACAGCACAGTCATACATCATCAGGGTCAGCATGAAGCTAACCTGTTCTCATGGGATGGATACGAAGAGAAGTACATGTTAGCCATGAGGCTGTGCAATGTACACCTTCGATACAACAGCATTGAGGACAAAATAAAAACTATTCGAATCCAAATCAAAAGGCTAGAGGGTCTAGCTGAAAATCTAAAACAAGAACTCGTATGAGTAATTACAAATTCAAGACCACGAACATTCGTGGCAAGCAGTACGTTGAAGTCAACGAACGAATCAAGTTCTTCCGACAGGAGGAGCAGTATAAGAACTGGAGCCTTATCACAGAGTTTACTGTGCTAGACGAAGCTCAATGTGTATGCAAGGCGTCGATCGTAGATGCTGACAATCGCATCATATCAGTAGGTCATGCACATGAAGTGCAAGGCAGTAGCAACATCAACAAGACTAGCTACGTAGAGAACTGCGAGACATCAGCTATCGGTCGTGCATTGGCTATGCTCGGTATTGGTATTGACACATCAATCGCTTCGGCTAACGAGGTTTCTGATGCTATCGCTAAGCAAGATACAGCTGCGCCTGCCGCACCTACCAAGGCTGATAAGATGATCAAGAAAGTGCAGGAGAAGTTTGATACTGACCCGCCTGAAAACATCATGGACAAGGCTGTTGCTTACATCAAGTCGCAGACCGACAAGAAGAAAGCATATGAGTCTATCGTAGGTAAGTACGGAGGTAGCCTTACCGATAAGCAAATGTCTGGCTTACAGAAGTTTGTACGATGAACAAGTATCCAGTACAGAACCGCAAGCTAACTAACATAGCTACGTTCCATAGGTTTCGAACACAGTGTCTGAACTCTAACATGCCCAAGCGTTGGGTAGACAATGACACCGAATTGCCTATGTGTACTGGGCTTTACTTCATCAAGCATAAGGACTTTCTCGGTGATGTGGACATTGCAGAGTATCACATTAACAGCAAGGGTAAAACCTTTTGGTGTACTGCTGGAAAGCCCACTCACTGGGCTGAGATAGAAACCTATGATTACATGCTTGAAGACGGCACACCATTATACGAAGACCAATGAATATATCAGATAAATTAATGGAGCGGTACGGCAAGTCTCACTTGTCGTACTCGTCTCTCAAGCAAGCCCTAGGCGATATGGCTCAGTTCGATCGCTACATGAAGGGAGAGGTTAAATACAAATCAGATGCACTAGACTTTGGTACTATGTATGACATGCTGTTGTTCGAACGGGACAAAGCATTCGAGAAGTACACGGTCATGTCTCCATCTGCTATCGTAACCACGCTATCAGACAAGGCTCAAGCCTCTAAGAAACCAACGCTAACTGCTGAATACAAGGCTAAGCTGAAGGAAATCAAAGAGGAAGCGGCTGAGGATGGTAAGTCAATCGTATCACACGATGAGTGGCAGACAGCTAACGATATGATCGACAGGCTAGCCACATGCGGCTTGCTTGAATCTCACCTCAAGGGTGACTATCAGGTAGGATTCCTTGAGGAGTTACACGGGGTGCAGGTCAAGGGATTCTTAGATTGCCTAGGCGATGGATTCATCAGCGACAGCAAGTCAGCACGTAGCTCAGAGAAGTTTAGGTATGCCATCAAGGACTTCTCATATGACATCCAAGCTTACATCTACACAGAGGTGTTTGGTATAAAAGATTTCTATTGGGTTGTACAAGAGAAAACTTACCCGTACCTTCCTGCCCTTGTTAAGTGTTCTGACTCCACCCTGTTTACAGGAGAGATGAAGTTCCATGATGCGCTCAAACGTATCACAAGTTTCTTGGAGCAGGACTATAACCCACAAACAGATTACCTAAACTATGAAGTATAAAAAAGCAATCAAGGTAGTAGTAAAATTAGCGTTAATACATTTTTTCATAACCAATATAATTCATTAAAAGATGAGTGAACAAACAAAGAAGTACGAGAGCGTACTAGTAGGTTGGGCCGATGAGCCTAGCTACAATGACAATGGCGAGTTGATGGGATGGTCTTTCCGTCTCAAGGACAACGAGCTTAAGGATGCTATTGATCAGTACACCACGAAGCGTGATGCACAAGGTCAAGGCGGCAACGTTAGATTTCGACTATTCATGTCGAAGAATGGCAAACCATGCTTGAGTGTATGGGATCCTAATAGTGAGGCAGCGCAAGAGCGACGCACAACAACTAAATCCGAGGGGTCTTCTGACCTTCCGTTCTAACAGGTTGCTTTAGCAGGAAGCAGGGGTGGGGCGAAAGCTCTGCCCCTTTTCTTCCCTACAACATTATGGGACGACCTATATACTCCATGACCGCGAAGGTCACCACCATTAAGAATAAGCGACCACAGTCTAGAAGCGTGTGGATCGTAAGCCAATACAGCGAACCTATGGACATCATGAAGAAAGATGGAAAAACAATGTCGAGGCTTGAGCGTGAGCTGTTCACCGCTAAAGCTAAGAACAAGACCATTGTAATTGATTCCATAACTTCGATAAAACAAGTTGGAACAACATCAGTACCACATGAAACATAGCGACAAACAGGTAGGCGGTAAGCACTACAAGGAAATGAAGATTCAACCCACTGACTTCATAGCAGCCAATGACATACCTTTTATAGAGGGGAATGTGATTAAATACGTATGCCGACACGAATTCAAGAACGGCAAGGAGGATGTCCTGAAGGCTATCCACTATTTAAATCTACTACTCGAATACAAATACTCGGATGAACGTAACGATATACAAAGACCTGTACAAGAAGTCCAAGGCGGATGCCCATGTGATTCCGATTGTGACTGCCCTCAAAAGAATACAGGAGGGGACTTCTGCGCCAACGATTGAAGCTGTTCGTGGTGGAGAAAAAGATTTCAAAAAGAGCCTACCCGTTGTACTATTCAGCGGTGAGTTTGGCGACAGGAAAGACCAAGCGATTGAGAAGCATAGCGGATACATTGTTCTGGACTTCGATCATATTGATGTTACGACATCCAAAGCTCTTCTCAGTACAGACCCGTATGTGTACAGCTGTTGGGTATCTCCGTCGGGTGACGGCCTCAAGGCGTTAGTCAAGATAACACATCCTGAGAGGCACCGCGATCACTTTCGAGCGTTACGCACATACTTCGGCAAGCAGTACGACCTAGAGGTAGACGAGTCAGGCATCAACGAATCCCGTGCATGCTTTGAGTCCTATGACCCAGACATCATCATCAAGGATGAATCATCTACCTTCGGGGCATTCGCTACTGAGAAGAGTGAGTCGCAGGTAGCTGTCTCACAATCAGGAGTTTACACAGATTACTTAAAGTTAAATCTAGCTGCACGTATGATACGTCAATGCGACGATGGGGAGAAACATGCTACCCTTCTTCGTGCTGCTAGGCTGTGTGGTGGCTACGTAGCCGCTGGACGTATGGAGGAAGACGAGGTGATTCGTGTACTAACCCGTGAGATACTCAAGCGTGATGTAGACGACGAGAAGCATACCGTAAACACCATACGAGACGCTATCGAGAAGGGCAAGCAAGACCCTATCCGAGCTACCATCGACGACGAGAAGAAGGCTCAACGTGAGATGCTCGTTAATGACGGGGACATGTCTTTCATATCCTCAGACGATGAGGACTTCAGATGGATTGATGACTACGCTAACGGACGTATACCTGTAGGCTTAGACACGGGCGACAAGGATCTCGATCAGTACTTCAGGTACAAACGAGAGTTCACTATCATAAATGGTCATAGTAATGTCGGTAAGACTACGATGGCTCTGTACCTCATGGTTAACGCTACCGTGCGGCATGGGTGGAAGTGGGTGGTTTACTCGTCAGAGAACCGTACAGCATCACTTAAGATGACCCTCATACAATTTGCCTTAAACAAGCCAATCAGTTCTATGAACTATATGGAGCGTAAGAAGGCATACGAGTGGGTAGGGAAGTACTTTACAGTGATTAGCAACAAGCAAGTGTACAGCTACTCAGACATCATTGTGTTCCTTGAGAAGGTAATGAAGCAGCAGGAGGTTGACGCTGTGTTTGTAGACCCATACAACAGCCTCAAGCTTGACATGGGTAAGTCGGGTATCGGTGTACACGAGTATCACTACGAGGCAGCCTCTGAGTTCCTTACATTCTCTACAGCAAACAACATCGCAGTGTGGTTGAACATGCATGCTGTTACCGCTTCACAGCGGATCAAGGGTGAGGACGGCTTGCCCGTAGCTCCATACGCTGAGGACACCGAGGGTGGAGGTAAGTTCGTGAATAGAGCTGACTCGTTCTTGACTATACACAGAAAGGTGCAACACCCAACACCATCTGAGCGCAAGATTACAGAGTTTCATGTACGTAAGGTGCGTGACGTAGAAACAGGTGGTGAACCCACACCGCTTGAAGAACCATTTAGATTTGAAATGAACACGTCTAGAACTGGTTTCCGTGCTTTCAAGACTCAGAGAATGATGTTTGAGTCTGTTGATTTGGAGGGGGGAAAGCAAGAACCTTTTGTTTTT